ACCCACAAATCAACTATGTAAAGATTGACCGATATGATACTTGGTCAATGGACAGTACACTAGCAGATATCATTCTGCCAATGTTGAAACAATTACAAAAAGATAAACATGGTGCACCTTTTGTTGATGATGAAGATGTACCAGAAGAATTAAAATCTACTTCAGCACCACCAAAAGAAAATGAATATTCTACTGATGATAATCATTTCAAGCGATGGGATTGGGCTCTTAATGAAATGATTTTTGCCTTTGAATGTAAAGTTGATGATACATGGGAAGAAAAATTTAGTTCTGGTGAATTCGACAAGAAGACGGTTGCTTGTCAATGGGATGAAAACGGCAAAGCAAAGATGTATCAATGGATTGACGGACCAAATCACACATATAAACTAGATATGGATGGTTTGCAAGAAGTACAAAAACGAATTACCAATGGTTACCGTTTGTTCGGTAAGTATTATGAAGGCCTTTGGGATTAATTTATTATAAATAGATATACTACCACAACACACACAGGTAGTATAACACACACAGGAGTAAACTATGTCAAACATGACACCTTTTGAAATTCGTCTTGAACTATTAAAAATGGCAAGAGACATGCTATATGATGAATATAATGGTCAACGTGACCGCATTTCCCAAAACTGGAACATGCAATGTGAATCGGCAAAAAGTAAGGGAGAAAATCCTCCCGAACATCCAATACTGCCATCAATCCCCTCAGAAACAGAGATTATATCTAAGGCTCAAACCTTAAATGGTTTCGTGTCTAATATTCCTGCACCAGAAACATCAAAAGTTTCCGTTAAGAAATCTTCTTAATTGAGGGAGGTGGGACTTTCCGTCCCACTTTAAACAACATACAAGGAGTAAGATGCGAAGCAAACTCATAATTTCTAGCATATTTTTTTCGTCAGTAATTCTATTCTTATCATTAATAAGCATAGACACATATAATATTTTGCCCATCAAATCAACATTCAATGGATTGACTGCTGAGGCACAAAAACAAGTAACCTGTTTAGCTGAAAACATTTACTTTGAAGCAGCACATGAACCATTAGATGGAAAGAAAGCCGTTGCTTTTGTCACTTTGAATCGGGTGCAATCAGGATATGCTGATAGTATCTGTGAAGTGGTTCAACAAAAGAGAGGGCATGTTTGCCAATTCTCATGGTATTGTGATAGCACATTTACCTCTAAACGCTTGACAATCAAACAGACTTCATTGTATAATGATATCTTACAATTGTCAACGAATGTATTTTTAAATTTTGAACGAATGACTGATGTGACCAATGGTGCGACCTATTATCATGCTGATTATGTAAAACCTAACTGGACAAGATTACAAAAGGAGACGCAAATTGGGAGACATATTTTCTACAAAAGCAAAATTGACCAAATCGACCGAAACAAAGGAATCATTTCATATGAATAAAGACCTAATCACTATCTGTATATCGGTAGTAATCGTATTATGTACCGCAATAATTGGCGGAATCGTGTATAATACTAATGATAGAAACAACATGGCGAAGAACATTGACGCTGCAATCAGCCGAGGTGTTGACCCATTATCGGTGAAGTGTGCATATGAGACAAATTCTAATCCAATTTGCATCACATATGCCGCAACAGTTAAGAAATAATTTTTTAGGAGTATATTATGGCTATTCAGCAAGTGAGTGTTAATCAAATTTCAAACCCAGCAGACCGTGAAAAGTTGTTGAAAGTAATCCGTGAGGTGTCAGATTCAATGGCACGGGCACAAGGTGAGCAAGAATATATCCGTGAAGCAATTACGGATATTAGTAAAGAATTACAGTTACCTAAGAAGATAGTTGCGAAGATGGCGAAAGTCTACTTCAAACAAAACTATGATGAAGAAGTTGCGGTACAAGACCAATTTGAAACCCTTTATGAAACGATTGTGAAATGAAATATATTTTTAAACAAATAGATGATATCTCTGGCAATAAGGCAGAGACTACCATTGAATTTACTACTGATTATCTTCCAACTATTTTGGAACATTTTGAAATGTTTCTCCGTGGTTCGGGTTTTCATCCATCAGGTACATTAGACTTTGTTGAAGAAGATGAATACTTTGAAGACTGTCCTCAATTTGAACCTGCGGAAGAAAACTATGATGAACCAGGAAAAGAAGAATGGCCTTTCCCATTACAAAAAGAATCTGAATCGACTGTGATGGATTGGACTGCGGCACAATTAATTAGACCACCAAAAATGAAAGATGTTTGTCCAATCTGTAAAATAGACATGCAAACAATGTCAACCCATGAATGCTGGGACAAAAACTGTCCAAAAGGAAAAGATGCCAACTAAAGACGAAATGGCAAAATTTGCTAAGTCCATAGAAGACTTTGTTATTAAAACAAACTACAATTACATTGACGCAATTGTGGAATATTGCAAAGAAACTGGACTTGAGATTGAAGTGGCGGCTACATTAATCAATTCTAACCTAAAATCTAAAATTGAAAATGTGGCATTAGACAACAACATGCTAAAAGAAAAGGGTGCCAGGTTGCCGATATGATATCCGGTTATGAAGCTTTTGGACTCTATCAGTCTCTAAAACTTCACTTCACAACCGACTCATACGATTACTTCAAATATAATGGCAAGACTAATGTTACTGTCACCGCATTTGAAAATCGTAAAGACAAATATCACTTCTACAAATTGTCTCGTAAGTACACCAACAAAGAAGATTTGATTAATTTCATTGTTGCAAATTTAGTAGAAGATGAAAAGTCATGGGTCGGTTCTCTGTTGCAAGAAGAGGCCGATATGAATTTTCGTAAACGACAAAAAGTAATTCAGTCGTTATCGTATACCTTTGAAAATGATTGTATACTTATTTTTGAAGATTGTATACTTAATCCCAATCAGGTGTTAAGCACTGATGGTGATTACCCATTACTATTGACCAAGACTTTGAGGAAAGAAGTACAAATTGAATCTTTGTGCTTACTTAATCAGATACTTGGATTCTTTCCTATGTGGACAAATAAAATCAATGACACTATCAGATGGCCAGAAGTTAGGCGAAAGTGTATCAAGTATGCCTCATTTCTACCACAAGATAGTGTAAAATACAAGTTGATTTTGAAAAAGGTGTTGAATGATTAAGAATATTTACCTAGACATGGATGGTGTCTTATGTGACTTTGAGAGTCGGTACATTGAGTTGTTCAATGAATCACCTGGCTCAATGAGAGACAGAAAAGATTGGTCCGTCAACTGGACAAAATTTATTGAAACAGAACAATTCAAAACATTGGATTGGTTCTCCGGTTCGCTCGATTTATTGACATACATTAAATGGTGTCAGAACCAAGGTATCAATATTGAAATGCTTTCGTCTTCTGGTGGTTTAAAATATCACAAAGAAGTTACGGAACACAAAATTCATTGGTTGTGCGAGAAGGGCATTCCATATAAAGCAAATATAGTTCCTGGTAAGAAATATAAAGCTGAATATGCGAATCCCGAATCAGTACTAATTGATGATACATCAAGCATCATTAATGATTTTAATGCGGCTGGTGGGTATGGCATACTTCATAAAGAAGTAGGCGAAACTCTTACTATACTTAGAGGTCTGCTTGACAAACAACTAAATATAGTGATATAATGCATACTGTGGATAAAAATATACACAAAACAGAACCTAATACTAAAGGAAATACATATGAGTTCATTTGCTAATCTTAAGCGCAATCGTAGTGATATCAAAACACTAACCAAAGCGATTGAAGCAACCTCCCAACCTGCTGAAGCAGGATCCAAAGATGACACACGTTTCTGGCAACCAGAAGTAGATAAAGCAGGTAACGGCATGGCTGTTATTCGTTTTCTTCCTGCTCCTGCGGTTGATGGTGATGATGCTCTACCTTGGGTTCGTACATTCAGTCACGGCTTTCAGGGACCTGGTGGTTGGTTCATTGATAACTGTCTCACAACTCTTAATGAGAAGTGTCCAGTTTGTGAACATAACAACACACTATGGAATTCAGGAATTGAAGCCAATAAAGATATTGCTCGTAAACAAAAACGCAAGTTGAGTTATGTTGCAAACATTTTGGTCGTATCAGACCCAACAAATCCATCCAACGAAGGTCAGATTCGTTTGTACAAATTCGGTAAGAAAATCTTTGATAAGATTACTGAAGCAATGAATCCTGAGTTTGCGGATGAGACACCTGTTAACCCATTTGACTTATGGGAAGGTGCTAACTTCAAGTTGAAGATTCGTAATGTTGAAGGTTATCGCAACTACGATAAATCAGAATTCGCCACACCAGGTGCAGTACTTGATGGTGATGATTCTAAACTTGAAGAATTGTGGAAGAAAGAATACTCTCTGAAAGAATTTACAGAGAAGAAACAATTCAAACCTTATGACCAACTCAAGTCTCGTCTTGATAAGGTTCTAGGCTTTGAAGGTGTTGCACCTGTATCTAAGGCAGATACTGCCGTAGTAAGCAAGTTTAATGATGATGATATTTCTGTGATTGATAAACCAGTTACAGAAGATGAAGATTTGGATTACTTCAAATCGCTTGCACAATAAACAAATAAAACTTTGTTTGAACCCTGCTTCGGCAGGGTTTTTTTATGTGGCTCTTGCAAGTAGAGTTTGATTGGTGTCTGCTACTTTTTCGTTTGGATTTCTAACAGACTCATTTTTAACTACAGTAGTTGTAGTTGTAGTTGGTGCATTAATAATAATTGGAGTACTTGGTTTTTGTTGTGCTCTTTGACCTGCTGCGACTTCTGTGGATGCAGATGCAACCGCAGTACCACTACTACTACTTGTTGCCTCAACAGGAAGACTTTCTGATTTACCTGTTGCCAAGTTAGTTGGCTTGCCATCTTTTCCCGCAACTAATGTTGGAGAACCAGGATTTACAGGGTTATCAGGTGTTGGTGCTAAACCTGTTGCTTGAACGTGCCAATCTTCACCAACAACTGGTCGTGTCAGACCAAATGATTCTAACCAACCAGTAGGTTTATCTCTAGGACCTGCAAGTGCATTTAGACCATCTGCACCTTTTGAGTTAATATCAATTGCAAGACCTTTTAAGTGAAAACTTCCTTTGCCTTGCCCTAAAGGTGGCATAGGTTCTGCAACTTTCTTTTTAGCCGCAGCTTTATCACCACCAAGTTTAGCGACCATTTGGTCGAATAATGATTTTTGTTTTTCATTACTTCTATAACCAGAAGTGACCAGTAATGTTTTTCCTGTTTTTGATTTGAAATCTGCGGCCATCGTGGCAACACGTTTTTCAAATTCTGTTGCAAAACCACCAATGTCAACACCAGAATCAAGTTTAACTACACTAGAAAGTGAACCACCAGTTGCGGCAGTTTGAGTTGCACCACCACTTGCAGATGGAACAGAATCTTTCATTGGCGCAGGTGCAGTTACTTTTGCAGGACCACCAGGTGCACCAGATGTTGGTGAAGGTGCAGGACTTGGTGCAGCAGAAGGTGTCGCAGAAGCGACTTTTGTTTCACCACCTACAGGAGTCGGTGCGGCTCCGCCTTCGCCCGCATTAGTTACTAAACCGATAATGGTTTGCGCTCTACTCTTTACTTGTTGAGCCCATTTACTTCCTGCGAGTTCATCAGCAGCACCTTTGAAATCTCCTGCAGCTAATTTTTTACAGAAGTTAGGCCACTTTTTATACCAAGAATTACCCATATTGAATGTCAAATCAATCAATGCACCTTGACCAGCTGCATTTGCTTTACTGTAACCTGGAATCTTTTCAGCTGCCTTTGCATGATGGTGAAAATCATCATCAAACATTTTCATAATTTCTGCTTGAGTGAATTTTCTATTATACTCTGGAGGTAATGACTTGCCATCTCCAATCAAATGTCCAACACCGACTGTCCACAAACCAAGACTATCTTTATAAGGCATATCTCTTATGCCTTCATGTTTGATAATCATTTTCTTTGTGTCATCTAAACTACCCATTGCAGGTGCTTTACCAGCAGATACAACAGGTGCGGGACCAGAGGGTGCGCCTGCGCCAGCGGTTGCGGCCGCAGGTTTTGGTGCAGGAGGTCCACCTTTTTCGCCCGCTATTGGTGCAGGCATCCTCGACATAATATATTCGTCAGTTGGGTCTGCATTACCTAACCATTGTAATTGAGATGGTGTTAAATTCTTTTTTATATTTTCTGCGGCAGTTGGACCTCCTTGGCCACCTCTACCACCACCGGCACCAGTAGATGGTAATGCTGCGGCGGGTGCTTTTGCAACAGGTGCTGCTGGTGCTTCTGCTTTCTTTTCATCCATGCCAAGAAGGCTTTTTACTTTATTAACCTTCTCTACAAGTGAATCATAAATTGGTTGCAGATATGCTAATTTTTCTTTAAGTGCATTTACTACAACAAAAACTTTATCCAAAACACCTTTCATAAAATCAAATACAGGTTGGAGGTGTTCAATAATTGTTTTTATTTTTTCTCCAACCCAATCGAAAACAGGTTTAAAAAA